TACCTAAAGCGGCCGCACTTAATGCAGCCACGGAATAAACAAGAGCGTCGTTAGGATTAAAATACAAAGTCCAACACAAGGCAATTGCAGTAAGGACACCAACAAGCCTTTTGCTAGATGCTTGCCCATGCTCGGATAAAAATCCTTTTGCCCATGTAAAAAACTTATTCATCGTCCCTGTCCTCTGTAAGTTTTTGGTTTTTGCTGGCTTTTAGAATAAGCCTTTTTTGCTTTTCCGTTTCTACGCTTGCCAAAAGAGGTTGGCTTTAAATTTGAGTTACTCCCCTTTTTCATCTTTGCGCTTTTCGAAAATTGCCTTTTCGTTTTTGATTTTAAAGACCAGCCAAACGATTGAAAGTAAAGAAATGATAATTGTGAGGAAAATATTTACGTTCATGAGGTCGATTGCCTGAAAAACATTGGCTAAAATCGCCGCAAATGTGGAGGGTAATCCTATTTCGTCCTTTTGGAAAATATTCATTTCATTTAATTGCTTTTCGTTTATCAAAAATAAGGCATTTTAAAGCAAATAAAAAAGGGCTAAAATTAGCCCTCTAAATTGTCGGTGGTGGGTTACTCTTTTTCTTCGCTAGGTGCTGGATTTTGTTCCTGAACTTGTTGCGCTAAGAATTGGATAAAACTCATTCCGTACTTTGTAGGTAATTCTTGTGCCCATTGCTCTAGCATTTTAATCTGTTCCTCCGTTAAAGTTACTTTCATATTCTTTTTGATTTTGTTTTTGTGATTCTAAATATGTAGCTATAATTTCCGCTGTCCAAATTGCATTGCAAACTGCTTGCACTTTTAAGTCTTGCTCGCTTATGTCATCGCCAGGATTAACTACATGACGGTGAAACGTACGGGTAATTTCTATTCCGTCCTTTTCAATTACGTTTGCAGTCCTTACCTGAATATTATTGCTTTCAAGCACCTCTATTTTGTCAATAATTGTTTTTTCTGTTAAAGCCATTTTTTCTTGATTTTATTTTATGTGAAATAAGTTAAACAGACATTGTAATTACAAAACTTAACCATTTATCTGCAACGTTAGCGCTAGAACCAATTTGGGCACCTGTTCCAGTTGTGTAAAAAAGTACAGAACTTGAACCTCCTGTAATATATGGATGTGTATTTGTTATAACCGCAATATCAGAAAAAGGAATTCCACCACTTCCGTAACCAGTCGGGCCTTGTGTAAAAGGGCAAGCCATAGTAATTCCCGCTGCGTTTGCAGTTCCTGAAAATCTAACACGTCCTGAGACAATAACTGCAGAACCTATTTTCCGATACCATCCGTTTTGAAAAGCATATGTTATTCCAGTGTAGCCTCCAGTTATAGTCGGCGTCCAAGTCCCCTCCTCGTAATCGTCCAAGGCATTTGCCGCCGCCGTGTCTCCGTTAAATTGGATACCTCCTGTACCCGATGCCAATCTAAGGAATGCAGCAGTGTCTGAAGTAATTTTCATGCTTTCAACCCATGCAACAGTTGAATTTGCTGAACCACTTACTGCATTCTCCCAAACGTGTTCACCTCCATTTTGATAATATCTAGTAGCTGCATTTGTTGCTACGTGTTTCCAAGAGGTTCCATCATAATAAGCATTAACACCTATTTGCATTTGTGAAAATGCATCAGTTCTACCAATCAAAAAAGCAGGGTTTGAAGTGCCAATTTGTAAGGCTTTAAATATACTAGTATCCCATGTGCTTGGTGTAAATCCAATCCCTACATTTAAAGCGGTATCAACTGTAATAGCTGGATTGTTATTACATCTTATTGAAAATTTAGAACCTGAAATCGTACCTACATAAGAATCATTACTATCTCCAACTTCTAAAGCTACTATTGTGCCAGCATTATTGGTTAATTTGATTCCTTTAGCTTGATTAACCGCACCTGTAAATCCGTTTAAATGTAATCTTGCGGTAGGTATTGCCGTCCCAATCCCTAACCTGTCATTTGTTGCATCCCAAAATAGGTTTGACTCGCTGCTAATTGCTGACGTTCCAGTAAAATAAGCAACTTGGCCGCTTGTCCCTGTTCCCGTGACTGGGTTAGTCAAAGCGTTTTGTTTAGAATTAAAGGTTGTCCAATCGGTACTCGATAACAATCCATTTTGAGAGCCGCTTGCCGTTGCAATTGCTAAGGTAATAGTTCCGCTTGTTGTTACTGGAGTTGAGCCAATAGTGACTCCGCTAGTCGCTGAGGATAAGCCGACAGAGGTAACCGTTCCCGTCCCGTAAGTATTTGAATCCAAAGAGCCGTCTCCTTTAACAAACTGCGCAGAGGTGCCGCCTAAAATCTGAGCCTTGGTTTTGTTTTCCCATAAACCGCCAGCTTGTAATTGCAATAAATCGCCAGTCGTTGGAGTTGTAATTTTAACGCCCTCGTCCTGGTTAATATTCGAGCCGTAAGTTGGACGAACTATAATTGAACCGTTGTTTTTTGAGTTAATAGCCGCGGCAATTAAAACGATATTATTGGGAGCAACTGGCACCGTTGTTTGAAAGCCTCCAGCAACCGATGTCGAAGCATAAAGCAAAGCGCCAGCCGTGTAACTGCTTGTATTAATTCCGTCCAACTCGCCAAAGTGCATTACTTGACCAAACTCGCCATTAGCAATCGCCTCGGCAGTAACGCCCATAAAATACGAACTTGGATAAGTTCCGTTTGCCAAGAATGCAGCTATTTTAATATGACCGCTTGCTCCGTCTGTTCCGTCAAACCTTACCGCCGTACCTTTTGCAATACTTGAACCAGTTGAGTTTTTGACATAAAAGAAAGTATCTTGGCCAATATGCTGAAGCGTGCCATTCATAATCAAAGCCGCCGTGCTTCTTGCATCGTCCCAATAAATACCGCCTTGCTCGGTTGGAATATTTGTTGGCGTAGTGTCTAACGTAACAAAGCCAGTATCTAAGCCAAACTCTCCTAGATCAACATTTTGAGTAGCTCCTGTATAAGGAACAACACCTGTTAATGCTGGGTTAACAGGAGTAGTTGTAGCACCAACCTCAACACCTGGACTACTCGGTGATACTCCTGTTCTTACTTTCCTTGCCGAGAAAAACTTACCTGGTACGTCTGCCATATTAACTTCCTATTTGGTCTAATCTTACTAATTCTAATCTCCAACTGTTTGCCATTAAATCTACCTCCATTGCAATTACCATCCAATAATATCCATCATATTCGATGTTCTGATATGGTTTAATTTCCAGTGGATTTGCAGCATCTCTAGGCAATGTTAATATCAACCTATGGTTTTGCTTTCCCTTAATATTCGCTAACTCCTGAAGGAATATCTGAATTAAAGGTGCTGACTCGACACCATCCCTAGACCAAGCCTGAGAATTTGGATAGCCATATCCAGCCAAGTCGAGCCGTATAGCACTACTTGAGTTTTCGGTATCGACATCACCGATGTTAAATTTAACATCTTCGTAGACATTAGAGTATGATTCATCTGTTATAAACTTTTCTGATATTTCAGCTGTAGCAAAGGCATCGTTTTCCTCGATTTTAAGCGACATATTTCTATACCCTACCGTGTACTTATCTACGGAGCTTGCGTTGGTTGTAATGACCTCATATAGCCTTATAATGACATTCCCATCTTCTGGTACAACTACGTTTGTAATATCTAATTTATTCCAAGAATACAATGAATTCATTCCAAACTGCATTACTGTAAAAGTAGACACCCAAGTAAATGTACTAACACCATCAAAAGACAAATAACTTGATCCGATGTTAATCATAACACCTGCATTTGTATTTGGTCTTGGTAAATCCCCTCCAAATCTAGGTTCAAATATGAACTCAAGCTGAAAACTTAACGTATTAGCTAAGTCTTGAGCAATTGGAATTCCAGTAAATACTCTTGTAGAGTCAAGTTCTATGAATGATATATCTAAGTCTGCTGTTCCGTTTACAGAACTTGTTCCCCATATCTTAGCATACTCTCCTAAAGAATCAGATACATATTGAATCCTAGCAGGATTAGTACCGGTTGGATAACTACTAGGTTGATTGCTAGGGATTGAACTAACGTAATTCCATAACCTTAGCTGATACGTTCCTGGGTATGAACTATTAGGTAAATTAAATTGCCAAGAATCAATGCTAAATGGCTCCTCATAAATACCTCCACGAGATGAATAGTCCAACACACCAAGTTGTAAGGTTCCTGTAAACTCAGTATATACCGGTCTTCCTGTACGCTGTCCTGCGGTAAACTTGCAAGACACATCCATGCCAGGAGTTATAGTTGAAATATCTTCTTTTGAGCCATCTGTATTATAGTTAAATAGCCTGTAAGAATCCTTGCTAAATTCAGCCAATGAGATAATATAAAATTCGTTTCTCCACAAGAAAACTCTGCAAAGAAATGGCTTTAGTAATGATTCTAAAAACTCAGAAATGTAAACAGATGTGTTTTCAGTAATTCCATTACTTGATAGGTATAAAGGTATATCGCCATCTGTAAATACAGCGTTAGAAGGAATCAATATCTGTTCAAATACACAATCATTAGTATCAAGCCTAGTTTCGTAAATCTCACAAGCAACATTTATAGGTCTTAATAATGGAAATGTTTGATTTAATGCTCCAAAAAATCCACCAATAAATGTGTTTCCTGAGAAGCCATCAAAGTATTGCTCATTTACTCTCTTAGAACCAAAGGAGTTTAATCCATCTGAAGCAGTAAACTGCATGACTTCTTTAATACCTATTTCATTAATAGTAAGCGTAGAGTTGTTTATGTATCCTTCCCAGAATAATGGGTTTACGAATTGTAAATAGTTAATTGTATTAGCATTTGGAGCAAAAATTGTATCTTGACCAACTGCAACAAAGGTATTATTACCAAAAGTAATATCTAAAAAAGCTGCTGCTGATGCTGCTGGAGTAGTTGTCCAATTTGTTCCGCTTGTAGAGTAATAAATATTGTTACTAGTTGAAGGTACTAAAACAAAATAACCGTTTCCGAACGTTATACCTCTTGCAGATATATTTACATTAGTAGAAAACCAATTTATTCCATCCGTAGAATATTTATTTCCTGTTGTAAAAACACCATTAGAATATAAAACTTCTTCACTTCCAAATCCAGTATTTAAATCTGTCCAATCAATCCCATCATAAGAAATTATTACTGTTGCTGGAGTTGCAATTGTAGTTGATACCCAAACACCATTACCATATGTTAAGCCATATAAACCACCAACACTTGCTGGCATTGTCCGTGATGTCCAAGTAATGGCATCAGGTGATGTCATAATAGCTCCAGATGTATAGCTATTACCTGCAACTGCAACCCATAATCCGTTACCATAATGTACATTAGTCCAAGAAGCACTAACAGCTGGAGTTCTAGAAGTCCAATTTAATCCATCTAAAGATGTAAAAATCTGAGCCCCTAAAACACCACCAACAGAAACGAATATCCCATCTCCAAATCTAATTTCACTAGCAAAAAATCCAGATATTAAATGAGTTGTCCAATTTATTGCATCTGTGGAAATAGCAACTGTACTATTAGTATTTCTTAATGCAACAAATTTACCGTTACCGTATGCAATAGATTTATAAAACCTAGTATCAATTACTTGCTGCCAATCAGTAATATCAGTATTAGGGCCACCAATGAATACCTTTACCTTCCACTTTCTATCTCCTCCTTCAATTAACTCAAAGTACTCGTCACGCATTCCAACAAGACCAAAGTTAAAAGATGACCTTACTATCGGGTCAATTTCATCCTGACCAAAGTTGCCCCAACGGAATACAAATCCTGAACTATCTTTTTGAGTTGCAGCACCATCATAATCATATTCATATATCTCTACTCGAATATCTTGATTTGATTGGTCGCAGGTCTCCGTAAAGTACTTTAGTTGATAATCAACATCAGTTGGAGTAAACCTACCTGTTAAATTAACTCTTAGTTTAACATCCCTAGATGGCATATTAAATGTCCAAGGGTTTGTTCCTGAACTAAGGAAATTATTGTTTATGTTATAGGTTCCAAATGAAAACCCAGAATCAAAAGTGCCAAGGATTGTCAGAGAAGTTCCTTCCTCGTAAAATGGCTCCGGTTCATCTCCATTAATTGTGATTGAACCCGAACCTCCGAATAGTGCCCAACTAAATCTATATTCTGCCATTGGTCAAAAATACAAAAAAAATTAAGGATTATCTTGACTTATATTTATTCCTAGATTAGATTTGTTCAAATATGAATAGAACATTAAAAGAATCTTCTGATGTTATCGCCAAGTGCATAGCAGAAATCAGAGCAACTCCTGAGAATATCACAGATGAACTGATAGAGAAAAGTTGCATAAAGTACGATGTCGATGAGGATCGAATCCGAAAAATAGCACTACTCAGGAAAAGAATTTCATAGTAGTTATTTTGGGTTGTTAACTGACAAAGACCTAGGTTTATGACCTAGGTTTTTTTTATCTCACTCCTCTACGAATCTGAGCTTGTTGTACGGTGAACAAGATGTCATCTCCATAAGACACTCCTTGAATGTTCACATCTATTGCCATTGATCCTGCTGTCAATGATGCACCAGAATAATCCATTGAAGGAACTTTAGGTAAAATTATTCCGCTAGTGTTTGGCACGAACAACTCAGGTCGTTTTTCACCTACAATGTATGCTCTTCCCTTAGATACAGGGCCACCAAATTCTCTTCTATTTGTAAAGGTAGAGCCTGTTCCTGCTGATACAGAACCTCCTGCTCCACCAGAACCTACTTTAGAAAATGCAGAGCTTACCAATGCAACTGCTCCTGCAATAAATACAGGAAGTAAAGCAAGACCAACTGGGCCTAATGCCTTAGCACCTTCAGTTGCGGTAACGATTGCGTTACCACCAGCTTGTTGAGCATTGGCAATATTTGCAGTTGCAGCAGCAGCTTTATTTGCAGCTGCTTGACTTATAATTGCTGAAATAATCTTAGGAGTTGCAGAAAGCAAAGTACTAACAAAACCTCTAAATGCTCTATCTCCAATATTTAATGAAGCAGCTATTCCTGCACCAAGTGAACTAAATGCATTTACAATCGCATCAACAGTTTCCTGTGTTTGGTCTTTAGTTTCACTTAATCCATTAAGTTGATTTTTTAAATTTGCTATCTGCTCACTATATTTAGCTAATTGGTTTGAGTCAGTTGTTACAGATTTAAGCTTTTCTAAACCTGCTATTTGTGCTTCAAGATCAGAAATACTAAATGCCAAATCTCCTGCTGGATTTCTTACATTTTTATCAGGTAATTCTACTCCTACCAACTTACTTTCATCAATAGCAGGAATTTCGGTTTCTACTCTTTTTGATGCAATAGAACCAATTAATGCATCGATTTCAGAAAGTCTTTCTTGTGCAATAGCTAATTGCTCAGTATTAATTAAATTAGCTGGTTCTTGTTTTAATGAAGCTATTGTTTGAAAAAGAGATTTTTGCTCTTGTTGAAGTGATTCAAATAAGCCATCTAATTTCTTTTTATTTTTTTCGGTTTCATTTCCAAATCTTTGAAGGAATAGAATATTACCATCAAAAACTTTGTTCAAACCCTCTGATGCTGCTGCGACTTTATCGACAGGATCAAGAAGTTCAATTAATTGGAAATCAAGACTTTTATATGCTTCTTTTAAATTTTTTACAGAAGCATCATTTTTAATAAGTGCATTATTAGTTTTTTCAGAAATTGTACCAAATAGATTGTTTTCTTCTCCTAGTTTTTTTAATGCTGCTTGAGTATCTGAAAAATCTCTTAATGCTTGATTCCTATCTATTTGCTTAGTTTCTGGATCATTAATTTTAATCCTTGCATCTTCAAGTTTTTTTTCTAAGTCAGTTCTTTGTTTTATTAAATCATTCTGAAATCTTGTTTCATTTTGCTCTTTTTGTAATAAATCAAGTCTTTCTTTAGCTAATTCAACTATTTTTTCTTCAACAGCAACAGCCTTTGCCCTTTCAACTATAGCATTTACAAGTAAATTATAAGATTCACCTAATCCTTGAACTAGCTTTTGTTCATCTGAAATGTTTTTAATAATTCTAGGATACTTTTCTAACAAAGTATTGTAAGCTCTTATCCTTTCAGATTCAGAATTAGATGTATCGCTTAAAACTGAGTTTAGTAATTCAAGCTCTACTAATTCATCAGCAGCAGCTTTATTACCTTGTAATCTAGCAGAATCAACAGCATTTAAAGATTTTACAACATTATTTAATGCTTGATTAAATCTTTCAGTTTCTGATGTTAAATCTTTTGTTTCATCTTTAGAATCAAATACACCTAATTGGTATGCAGTAAATGCTGCTGTAATTGCAGAAACAGCAAGTACAACTAGATTAGCTGGACTAATTAAACTAGTGAAAAATGTTTTTAATGCAGCTCCTGTGCTTCCTGTGGTAGCTTTTAAAGCAGTTAATTGTTCAGCAAATTGCTGAATGTTGTTACCAACACCAATAATTCCAAATGGAGCATCTTGAATGATTCTGTTGAATGCAATTGCTGATCCACCGGCAGCTCCTGCCGATACTCTAAACTTGTCAAAAGATTGAGTAGTTGTATTAGCAAAGCTTTTTCCTAAAGCGTTAAGTCTAGTAAGTTCAGTATTTGTTTGTTCAAGTTGAGCATTGAATCCAGCAATTTGCTTTTCATTAGTAGCTTGAGTCAAAGAAAGTTTAAGTCCCTTGGCTTTAGCTGTCAACTGTTCAATCAAGCCAATCTTTCTACGAAAACCTACATTGGATTTTTCTGAATCCGCTGAGGTCTCTGATTCAAATGACTTTAAGGTTGCCTTTGCCTTAGATAAGGCTGATTGCAAATCCTTTATATCGGCAGTTAATCTTATTTGAAGCTCATTCATGTTTCAAAAATACTAATTTTTAGCCATCTTATCTAAGAAGGCTTGTCTACGAGCTTTAACCAAGGATGGGTCATATTTTTTACCTCCCTGATCTGTAGGTAAAGGAAAATATTCCTTAATAGATTTGTTAGGATTTTTCTTAGGTATAGAAGTATATACCTGATATGCCACTAGCCTATACTTTTCCCATTCTCTTACTTGAGCCATTTGATGCCCACGCATTGTCAAAATAGTTTCAGCAAAAGTCATTTGATAAAAATTTCGAGGAAGTATCTGAAGTTCACCGAAACATTCTTGGCAAATTTCAATCCACGTTATTTTTTTTTTTCAGCGACAGAATCTGTCGTTGATTCCAATTCCTTAATAGCCGGTAAGTCAATTCCCATAGAAGTCCAAAAGGTCTGCCATACAGAATAGATGTCATTTTCGCTAATTTCTGCAATCCACTCACCTACTTGTTCAACAGTTGTAGACTCTTCAAAACCAACAACATAGTCATTTCCAATGATTCCTGCGTATATCAAAGTCTTAATAAGAAGAAAGTGATTTTTCTCATTAAGCTTCATAATTCTATCTAGCAGTTCATCTGTATCAAAGTTAGACTGCTCACCTTTAAAAATAATCTTAGCTAATTCAATAGCTGAATAGTTGTTGAACCTTAAAACTCGGTCTTTACCGCCTAAGTTTAATTTAATTATTCCTGTCATGGCACTAATTTATGAATAATTGTGACAAGCAAAAAAAAAGCCTCTAAAAAAAGAGGCCTTTTAAATAAACACAAACACGAAAACAGAAATTAGGTTGGTTCTGATGCAGAAAGTGGCCCAGAAGCAGAGATAGAAACAGAATATGTCTGATACTCAGGGGCACTAGCTGATTCGTCAAATTGAGATATAAATCCTTCTCCATATCTAATGTAAGAAGAGTCAAGTGATTCAAACTTAAACTTCTTTACATCTCTATTGATAGCATATCCAAATATGTCTTCAGCGGAAATTTCACCAGCACCTGGATTTGTATTAACATCACCTTCAAAGGACATAGTCCAAGCAGCAGTAGATGGAAGGTTTCTTATGAAATTGCCTGTACAATCGTTGTTGATTTCAGTAGAGCCTACGGAAATAGACAAAGATTTAGAGGAGGTACATACCGCCAATTTCCAGTCAGGGGTAGATGTAGCAGAAACGTCTACGTAAACACCAATATCTTTACTAAATAATTCGTTAGCCATAGTATTTTTATTTTATTATTTCAAAGGTATAAGATTTTTTTTATTAATCAAAATGGTACAACTATGTGAGAATAGGTTCTAATATTTCTGTAAATCCAATATTCTCCTGTTCTTAATTGAATACTATCTGAGCTTGAAAGATTGGTATTTCCAATCTCCCAACCGTAAGCGTTAATGTTAATGTCAACTAAGCTCATTGGATTTATAATCGCATCAATTTCTTCAGCAATATCAAATGCCTCATCCATACCTGTAGGACGAGTATATCCCGTAACAATATCCAGGGTTACATCTGCATTAAACTTCTTACAAGTTGTGTTTACAATTTCAGAAGTAGTAATCGTGGAGATAATTACATAAGGATATGAAGCCATCTCAGGTATTGAAAAAGCATCATACACAGGAACACCTATCTCTGGGTATAGAGCTTGATAATAGCCAGCTTTTAATGCTTTTGATAAATCCATATTCAAAGATAAGGTTTTTTAACGATTTGTAAATCCAAACCGAGAACCCTCCTGTTTAAACGATAATCTGCATCTGCAATTAATCGTGTTAGTCATAGAAGCTCCTTGGGTCGAATCACCAGGATATGCCAACTGCTCACCATTGATAATAAAGTTATTCTTTATCGGAATAAAGAATTTTGGGTCTGTAAATAGGTGAGCATCTCTAGTTCTATCATCACGGATTGCTTTCCATGACTTCTGCCAATTTAACCCTGAGCTTTCCAATGCAAGAAGTTGTGCTTTGCTCATTGCATTGGTTACTTCAGTTCTTGCTATGGTATTAGACCTTAGCTCTAGGTCTGTTTGCCTAATCAAGTCAACTATCTGCTGATTGCTTAGTCCATCGGATCTGCTCTTACCAATTAAATCATTTACTCTCTTAACCCCTGTTGATAAAACTTCAGCAATTCTAAACCCAATGTAGGTGCTTAGAAAGCCATCCATTAGCTTTCGCCAAAACGATGTCATTTCGCTTATATTCTGTGGGGCAAGAGTACTTGCAACTTCATCAAAGATGTCTTTTTTCTGTATTTCTTGATTTGTAATTGGCTTGACAAACTCGTTCCAAGTTAATGTGCCCTCATCGTCCATTATAAGCTGATACATGGCTTGATACACCATAGCTATACCTTGACCACTAACAGAGCCGATGTCTCGTCCTGACTCAAATAAACGAGCCATTTCATCATACTGCTCATCCAATGCTCGGTTAATTAGCCTAGCAAATCGTTTCTCAAAATAAGAATGTCTTGAAAGATATATTTTGTCAGTATAGTTCATTTAGAACGCTCATATATTTCTACTCCTCCCCAGATTACTAAGAAGCAGAAAGATACTGATAAAAGATAAGCAAACGGCTTGTTGCACCATAGGGCAAACTCTAGGATGCCTGAGCAAATTGAAAGGCACAGAAATGACAAAGCAATAATCTGTGCCCAATCCTTTAATTTTTTCATTGTGTTTGTAGAAGTTTCTTAATATTAACTAAAGTTTTCTCAAACTCCAACCTTGCGTTTTTGTATAGGTAGCTTCTTGATGGTAAAGGAAATATTGGACTTTGCTTTCCTTTAAATTTACTAGCATACTCAACTAGTCCGTATTGTTGCAAAAATGCCCTATCAACTCTAGCTCCTGTACCAAACTCAATAAATGGAGCATAGTTTACTCCATTTATTCCACCAGCTAAAACTGACCAGGTTAATCCGTTATTTGTAGATTCTGTTCTGATAGAATTTTTTAAATCACCTGTATCTACAGGAACATCTCGTTTTGCATCTGCCTCAGTTCTATCAGACCAATTTTTTATTTCATTTACAATACCTTCTTGTACCTTTTGAGAGTACCTATCTAAATCTTGTAAAAGAATATTTATTCCGACTACCTTAACTTGGGTTGCCATTTCTATTAGTTGTTTCCATTGCAGAGAATGCCTTGATAGTAATGTATCTTCTCAATGGGTCAACCTTTGGAGCAAGAGCAGTAAAATAAAATCCTCTCCACTCAATCTGATCACCATTTTGAATTGCAACTGAAGGATTGTAACGAATTACTACCTCAATCAATGTGCTTAGGTCTTGCTTTTGCACAACTGTATCAACACTAGGTGTAATTTCTTTAACGCTGGCTCCCTTTGGCTCGTAGTAAATAGACACGGTGTTAATCAACTGACCGGTAACAGGGTCTTGCGTTTGAACTGACCGCTTAAATACTACTTTCTCTCTCATCATGGGAATACAATTCTTTTGTATGGGTTCACTAGCAATTTAACCTCATTTAATAAATCAGGCTTAGTATTAGCCTCTCTATTTTCGTAGTAATGGTATGCTTGACGATAGATTGCTTGTTTAATCGCTTCGTTTACCAAACTTGCATTGCTAACATAGGTAATATTAATTTCTTTACCACCTTCTTTTAGTAAATCTCCAAATAAATTATAACCTTCAGTAGTTATTGACTCAATAGGGCCAAAAGGTAATTTATAGTTTTTAGGCAAGTTCAACGCAATCAAATTAATTGTTCTGATTCCTAAAGACTTCTGCAAATACTGTTCAATGTTTTGTCTAGCAGACTTCAAAAACAATTCAATTAGATTATCATCCGTATCAAAGTCAATTCGAGAATAATCCTTAAAGTCCTCTAAATCGTAAGGTTCAACGTAATCTTCCTCACTAGTAAAGGTCACTTGAAGTCCAGATGCTCCTTTATATTGATATGTAGGCAATATATTGACAAGCATATCTTCGTTGTAATCATATCTAGGAAAATTATTGTTTTCTTCTTCCACAGGAGGTTCTTCCACAGGAGGTTCTTCCACAGGAGGTTCTTCCACGGGAGGCTCTTCAACAGGAGGGTCGTTTACAATAATCTCATTGTTTCCTTGATCTTCTTGCAATTCGTTATCAAGCATATCTTTATTGTTTTAATCTATTTACTTTTTTCAAAGATAATAAAAAAAGCCTTGGAAAATATCCAAGGCTCTTATTCTAAACTATTGGTTTCTAATTAAGAAGCCAAAGTTACCTTAATGAACGCATTGTCATAGAACACAGGAAGAGCAACTCTTTCCTCAACACGTACCAAGATTACGTTCTTCTCAGCATCATCAGAGTTCTGATCGAAGAATCTAATACGAGGAGCCTGACGAGTCAACAACTGAGCTTGGTTCCAATCACCAACGATACCAGTTCCTTGAGAAAGGTAAGAGTTAGAGAATACAGGGATACCAACAACATTCAATTGTCCAGTCAAAGGATTAACAGTCACAACACCTGGGAAGTTGTATTCTCCAGAACCTGAAGCCTTACCCAACAAGATGTTAACGTAATCCTGGTTACTCAACACAATTCCGGTTGGAGTGTGAAGGTTGTTCTTCAACTGACGAAGAGCAGCATCAATCAAGATTTCAATGCTGATAGTCTTAGAACCATTGTAGTTCTCAGAGTTAGCTGCATCAAGAAGCAAACCTTGGATAAAGGTATCTTCCTTCTTCAACAATTCAGCACGACCTTTGTTCTGCAAGAATGAAGTCATCCAAGCCAAATCTTCGATCATAGATACAGGAACTCCTTTGATAAGACCTGCAATCCACTCAGCATCAGCCTGATAAGTAGTCATCTTAGGCTCAATTTCAGGCTTAGCTACGTTAGCTCCACCAGAACCAGTTCCGTAAGCCCAAGTGTTTGCTCCACCAGTAGTAGCAGTTTCTTTAGGATACTTAACAAACTCACCTGCCATAGTTCCACCAGGAAGTACGTTTCTGTAGTGGAAAGACTCATACTTAACCAAGATTGGATCTCTGAAGTCAGTTACGAAAGGCTCATATCCTGTGAAGTCAGAATAGTTGAAATCCTTCATAGTCATTTCCATGCCCTTACCAGACTTAACATTTTTAATCATGTCAGCGTGGTTAGCCTTCAAAGTCTCATGTAGAGACCATCCGAAGTTCTTACGGTCAACTTTCTGAGAAGCTTTCTCGTTAGCCTGAGCTAAAGCCATATCCATTTCCTTCTGGATGTCAGCGTGTTTCGTCTGCATATCAGCAGACAACTTGTCCATTGCATCTTTAACTTTTGCGTCAAATCCTGCAACGTCTTTTTCTCTCTCGGTGGAGAAGTTTTTCTTTAGAGTAGTTAACTCTTCAGATAGGAAGTCCTGAACTTCCTTAATTTGCAATTCTGCCATGATTTCTAAATGTAGATTTAAGTGATTCGATAATTAATTTATGGTCTAGATCGGCTTCTTTCTCTTCCAAAGTAGCAGGTGCTGGCTTCAGAATGTCATAAAGTGATTTAAGTCTTTCTTCTAATTTTACTAGTGTTTCATCAGTAGCATCTGAGGTTCTTACAAACTTCTCAAGTCTGT